CTTCCGATCTATTGAACATTGATATTATTAAAGTTGTCGTCCATCTCTTGGTTTGTGAGAGGACTTCCTTTAACATTGCGTAGGGTAATAGCTGCCATTAATTTTCCTTATTGATCAACAGTTGCAACATAGATTTTATGTCGTTGATGTCATTTTCAAGTTTATTTATCTTTTCGTCTTGAGTTTGAATTTGATTAACTCTACTCAACATTATAGCTCTATTTCTCATATATGTTTCATATTCAGATTCATTTGTATTAACAATGGCATTAGAACCCATATCTCTAATGAGTGATGGGTTTCCTTCAACATGTAAAATCTGTTCCATTATGATGTAGCAATAATTCTTAAATCTTTACATCTTGATACTTCAGATGTATTGGTTGAAGTAAATACTAATTTAACATTAAATGCATCAAACGCAGTTAATCCATTAATTGTATAATCAACATCTTTAAATGTATTATCACCATACTGAACTTTAGGGAATATTCCATCAGCCTGAACTAATGTGTAGTTGATTGTTCCATAAGAGTTTTTGTTACCAACTGGAGAAGTTCTGTAGTAAACCGCAACATTAGAATTTGTTGGAGAGTTTACAGAAACACGAATCTTTAACGATGTCGCTGGTGTTGCTAAACTAATTTTCTTAGTAACATATTTACTATGAGTAGAACTACCTGATGGAGAAATTTCATCAATATAAGAATTTCTGTATACAATAGTAATTGCAGTACCAGCGGAAACAGTTGTCCAACCATTGGCATTATTAATTGTAACAGTTGATCCATCAGAAGCAACACCAGTAATTAAGTATGTTCCATTGTTGCTGGATGTTCCAGAGCCAGAAATCGTAATATACTTACCAACTTGTAGGGTTGCCAATAGTGCTTTAGTTGAACTATCCGATGAAGATATTCCAGTTGTAGTAAAGGCAATATTAGTATTGGAAGACATTAAAGTAATTTGATCCAATGCGCCATAATTTATTACAGATTCGCTTGGGTTATTTAATGTATTACTAATCGCAATTAATCCCATTCTCTTAGAGTCAAGAACAGGAGAAACTGCATCATTAGTTGTTACCATTTGACACTGTAAAGTAAACGATTTGTTACCACTCATTAATGAATTTTCATTTGTTTGTGAAGCAACAACTCTTGGCGCAGAAAAATAATTAGTATCGTTAATATTGACTCCATTAAATGTGCTGTCAACTGTATATGGAGTTTCAGAACCATTTACTGATTTACCAGTGGTGGTTTCAACAGAAAATACTGCAGTAGAATCAGCAAAATTCTGAATCTGGGCTTGTGGTTGTATTGCATTATATTGAAGATTTCCAATTGCTGTTACAGTTTGCCCACCAGCATAACCAAACTTTTTACCAGTTGTAGTTGTTGTTATTACATAAGAATCATTATCAGTAACAGCAGTAACAGTTGATAGTTTGTATAATTCTGTTACTGGGATGCCATTAATAGAAGGAGCGATTGTGAATCCAGTGGCAGAACTTAAAGTAATAGCAGAATTTGCCACTAATGTTAGAGCTGTTTGACTGGTAACAGAAGCAACAACACCAATATATCTTGGAGTTGTTTCATTCGTATAAAGAACAGCGCCTTGGCCAATAGTAGTAGTTCCGATATCTGTTTGGAAAACAGTTGAAGTTCCAGTTACAGTTGTGCTTCCTGTTGAACATGTTATTGTTCCAGAAGTTGGAGCTGATCCATAAAGTTTTGTAGTATCTGAGTTAGATAATGTAACATAAGAGTTTACTGATAGTCCATGATTTCTATGGAATACACGAACATATGCAACTCCAGTATTTGTTTCAAACGGATCTTTATCAAGAGTTACCTTTGATATATTATCATTAACAAACTGAACAGTTGAAATTGTATTAGTTGCGAACACAGCACGATTAAGCGTAAATTTTAAATCCTGATCTTGATTAGCAGTCCAAGTTGAACCATTCTGAGATTTAAATAAAACACCAGCATATGGTTGTTCAGAAATAGTTCTACTAGATCCTGGGATTGCATCGCCCATGTTAGAGATCCACGCTTTATATCCATTGGAGTCAGAAGCAACAACTAAAGCATACTCAGTTGCATCGTTTACATAAACAGGCGATGGAAAAGTAAATGTAGTTGGAACATTATAATCTGGAACAATTGTTCCATCAGGCAATGTAACAGTGTTTGTTGAGATATTTACTTGTTCAGGTGGTAATGCTACTTGCGAAAACGGTAGAATTGTTTTTCCTGGAGAACCATTAACAACTTCGCGAATCTCCACATGAACAGGAATACTACGATCTTTTGTGGCAAAGAACAAATCAACTGATGTTAAGAATGCTCCGCCATTTGAGTTGATCATAAAAGTCTGAGCCAATGGGTCATACCAACCAGTATCAGAAACTGTACGAGTTGTAGAATTCGTCACAACTTGATATTGTGGGTCAACCTGATTTTGAACAAGAATACCATTTCTTACTGAGTTATATGTTGCTTGTTTTGTTTCAAGAACACCTTGAGCAAAATATTGTCCAGCACCTCTAGATGTATATGTTGCATCATTTGTTGCTGAATCAGTAAGAGTAAATTGGCGTTGTCCAGTGCGGAATCTTAAAGTGTCATTTTGTGGAATATTAAACAACAATTGAACTTTACCATTAACATCAGTTCCTAAAGAACCACCAGCAACTTGAACACCTGCTGCCTCAACAGTAATATTTGTTCCAGTAACACCACTAATACTACCAACAATAGATTCGCCTGGAGTAAATGTTCCTTTAATATTAATAACATAGATATTTCTTGTTGTTATATTACCAGTAGTATCTAAAATCTTTTCTGTTCCAACAACAATCGCAGTCGCATTTGAAATTTGACCTGTAATAACATCACCACTGCTTAATGCAGATTGAGAATCTCCATTAATTAATCGAGCAGCTTGAGTTGTATTTGCTCCAACATTGGTTGAAGCATCGAAATCTACATTTCCGTTGTAAGTAATTTTAGTTGCAGGTGTGCAATATGCAGAAACATTAACATTATCAAAGAATGGATAAAATGTTGAATTTGGTTTTAATCCTGTTGCTTGAATAAGAATATTTCTTGAACGAACATAAGGAATAACAGCAGTTGATAGAACACGATCGGCAACTAAAGTTGTATCAATCTTGGCAACAACCTGAGTATTAACACCTGTTCTTGTTAATCCACTAGTGGTAGCTGTTGTGTCAGTTGTAACTACACGATGCGCCCAACCTTGTCCTTGAACATTACCGAACATTGCATTTAATTGGTCAGCAGGGGTACTAGAAGTAAGACCATCTCTCCAACCAACAACACCTAGACCACGCTGATCTCCAACATATGTTTGACTAGTAGTGACTGGTTGTCCAGTCCATTGAGTTTGCCATGCTCCCCAAACAGTGCCAAGAACACCTGCTTTTTCAGCAAGAGTAGCGATAGTATTAAAATCGCCTTCTTGATTTTGAACAATATCTGGACGACGATCAGTTTCAAACCAAACATCGCTTGGTGGGTTTAAATTAACTTGACCAAGGAATGTAAAAATAGCAAACGGATTAACATTTTCAATTCTTGACGCATATGGCTGTGTAATTAATGGAGTAGTCGTATATGGTAGAGTAATTAAATCGCCAGTTATTTGATAATTTGCAGCTGAGCGTGCAGCATCTGTTGACACTTTTTCAATTAATCCAATATTTTTCATTGAGAAGAAAGCACGCAATTCGTTCGCATTCATATCAATGGAACAATAGTAATCAGTGCTTGCAACATCACCAGTATTATGACCACTAAAATTGTCTACAACAAAACCATTTTTAAAACGATTTAATCCTGTAGTTGAATCAGTAATAGTAAGCGATTCAGTTTGTTGCTCTAATAATGAGAGCGAAGTATAGTATTCAAGATTATTAATTCTCGCTTCTAATTTACCAATATCGCGCATTGTATAACGCTTATTTTCAACTTTGGTAACAGTAACACTAGAAGATGTTGTGCTAAATGTATATGGTTCAAGATTTAACACATACAGAACCATACCTTGTTTTGGCTCTTCTGGGTCTCCAGGATTTAACGATGGAGTTCCAGGAACTTGAAAAAACTGACCAGTAATATCCAGTGCAATTTTATCTGTTCTTGGTAGATAGTAAGTAAAGTCTGTTTGAATTTCTTGACCACGCTTTGGAATCAAGGAAATAGAACCACCTGAACCAGTGAATGTTACGCCAGTATCATCAACTCTTGGACGGAAATCAATTGAGTCGCGTAAAGAAATTCCACCAAAAAAAGGAATTTTCTTATAGTCAATACCAGTATAAGAATTGACAGAGAAATAATCTCCAGTACCATGAGTAAAATACTCAAAGGTAACTTGAACTGGACCACTTGGAACAGTATAAGAAGGTTTTAATTCTAATTTAGCAAGACCATAAAACGAAGTGGTTTGTCCATCATTAAAATTATAGTGATCGCTTATATCAAGTGTATAATTTCCAGTTGGAGCAGAAAACCCACCAGCATCCATTAATACGCTTGTAACTCTATATCCATCAGCTTTTCCAAGACTTAATGTTAATGCTTGCGCAGTTGCTTGAGTAGTAAATGTAGCTAAACCAGATGTGTTTAATGTTTTAGTTTTTTCGGCTGCAGTTTTAACAACAGTACCGATTACTGTTATTGATCTGTTAGCATATGTGCTGGAAAGGGTGAAGGTAATAGAACCTGTAGCAATCGCAGCAGAAACATAGGTAATAGAAGTGCCAGTAGTATTATCAACAAGTTGATAATTATTTGTCTGCGCATAAGAAACCATGTTTCCAGAACCAGTTGAAACTGTTAAAGTACAGTTGCTTCCAGATACAGCAGATGCTGTTCCAGTAAATTTCTGATAAACATAGTATGTTGTTTTATTTGCTGTTAAATTTTTAATCGCATAATAAGGAAGTTTAAAAATTAACGATTCATTTTCTGGCTCAAATATTTGAGTAGAAATTCTATCAATAGTAACACCAGTTACAGATGTTGATTGATCAACAGTAATAGAGTTTTGTGAATTAACTGCAGTCACACGACGAACTGTTCCACCTGATCCACCGAGAAGAATATAATCTCCAACAACTAAATCAGTAAGGAAAGAAGTTCCAGTGCCAGTAAGAGTTGTACTGGAAGATGCTGTACCTGCTCCAACTAAACGAGTATTAACTGGAACGATATCGCCTGAGAAG